GAACTGTGGCGTTATATGTTCAAAAACAATCCAATCATTTTAAGTGCAATAATGAATACATACCTTGATCATGATAAAAATGGCAGACTCCAGCCACGTATCCAAAATTTGGAATCAGACATGTATCATGCTAAGGTAAGAGGAGCTAGGATGAGTGGTGAAATGTGGACATCATTGGGCAACGGTTTTAGCAATTTAATGAACATGATAACAATATGCACATTGAGAGGCATTAAATTTGATGGAATGGTGGAAGGTGATGATGGTTTGTTTGGACTTACTGCAAACACAATTGATCAACATGACTTTGAATCTTTGGGTTTTTCCATTAAAATGAAATATGCCAAACAATTGTTAGATACTGATTTTTGTGGAAATTACATTAACACTGAAACTGAAAATGTTATTCTACCACCAGAACAAATAGTGAGATTAGCATGGACACATTCAAGTGTATATTTTAAGCAATCATACCAGAAGAAGCTTGCATTGTTACGGATGAAAGTCATGTCAACTTATGTAATGGGTAAGAATACACCAATTTTGGGACCATTATGTTATAAAATAATGCACTTAATTGGCCCTGGTGATATGTTGCATGAGGTGAGTAGTAAGTGGTATGATCAATTGATTCTTGAGAATATTAAAAATAGTGAATTTGACCAAGTTTCTATTAAGGATTCAGATCGTCAATATTATAATTATAGGTTTGGGATTACAATTAGTGATCAAATCTCTCTCGAGAAAATAATAGCCCATGCAAAGAATTTAAAAGAATTGTATTTACCATATCAGTTTATGACGCGTTCAAGTGATATGACATTACGACATATATAAATATTGCATTTATTAATGGGTGAGAATGTACGCTCTAAAGAATGTGTGTTGAGGAGAATACCTCATCACTCGCCATTCTTGGGGGCAATGTTGCTTAGAGGGCATAATAGGATAATCATAGGTAAGGACTTGTAGTACCAACCACTAGCCTGAAATAAAGGTCATGTTGGAACTACCGTCACTCATGCTTAGGCAGTGATTATCTTATGTGTGCACTTCTACCCTTCATCCCGTTACATTGGTGTAACCACGTGAGCCAGTGTCCCTGGCCAAGTGTTTATTTATAAATACACCCGTTAGTTTATAACAACTCAAAAGTTAAAATGAATTATAACATACGTAGAACACGAAATTTACGTAAAACGAATCAACCACGTCCAGTAACACGTCGGCAAATTGGTCCTAATCCTGTCTTTCGA